GCGAGATTGTAGTTGAGAAGTTCCCTTACCTGGATGTCGTGTTCGGACCGCACGAGAAGATAGACCTATCGGACTGCGAGTACCTGATTAAGCACCGCTGGCTTAGTCGCGCTAAAGTTGAGCAGCTCTGGCCCGATAAGGCTGATGACATCCAGAAGGACTTTGCCGACTACGTTGTAGACCCAAAGAGCGACGTTCAGTACGCCTATGACAACTACGCGCATGGACAACCTGTTCAGACAGTAGGCGAAGACCCGCTCATTAACATCGCTCGTAAAGAGTACCGAGTCCTTGAGTGCTGGAGAAAGGTGTATGAGAAGGCTTCCGTTGCCGCAAATGCAGCAGAGGATTTCTACTTCAACGCTTACGGCTGGGAGGCTAAAGACCTTAGAGCCATTCGCACTATCCCTGGGTTCTACCTAGTAGAGCAGAACATCACTAAGATTCGAGTCACTAAGGTAGCTGGCGGCGTAGTCTTGTCGGATGAGAGTCCTGCTGACCTTCCCGCTGATGATTTCTTTGTTCTGCCAATCTACGCCAAGAAGCGCGGCTATAAGTTCTGGGGCAAGGTTGAGTCGAGCAAAGACGCTCAGATGTATATCAACAAGAACTATTCAGCGGCGCTCGATGTTATCAACAAGGTGGCGGCATACGGCTGGTTCATTGATAGCTCCACGTTCCCCGATAACGAGAAAGAGAAGTTCAAGAAGATTAGCACGAGCCCAGGCTGGGTGATTGAGCTCAATGACGTTACAAGACCTCCGCAGAGAGTCGATGGCGTTAAGTTCCCAGGTGAGCTGATTCAGATGATGCAGGTTGGAGAGCAGCAAGTTCTCGACCAGATGAATGTTATCATCAATCCTAACGGCGCTAACGAGTCGGGCAATATGTTTGCTCAACGCCGCAACCAGAAGCTCATGGGAAGTGAGTACCTGTTTGATAACCTGGCCTTCGCCAAGCAGAAGCTAGGGCGGCTCTTGGTTAAACTCATTCAGCGCTATTACACCCCTGACAGAATCTTGCGCATCGTGCGTAACGCTAACTCCAAGGCTCCCGTAGATGTAGCGGGCCAATCGCTCGATGAGTTCTCAGACCAGGACATCTTAGACCTGCTTAACACAGCCGAGCTCGAATACTACGACGTAGAGGTTACTGAGAGTAACTGGTCGCCGTCGATGAGACTGAGCACGTTCATGCTTCTCTCAGAGATGGCGCAAGCTGGTCAGCCAATACCACCTGAGGCAATCCTAGAGTTTGCCGACATGCCTGACACCGTGAAGCAGAAGCTCATGGGAATGATGGCACAACAAGGACAGGCGCAAGCAAGCGCAGACCAAGCGAAGGCTGATGCTGAGATTCAGAAGACTCTCATCGCCCAGGGGCAGATTCCCCCTGAAGTCGCGCAAAGATTTCTCCAAGCACCGCAAGACAATTTACCTCCGAATGAGGCCAATCAAGGTCCGGGGATAATGTAGGGTGATGGATGGAAAGTAATGACGTAACCACAGCAGAAGCTACTCAAGAGGGAATGAGTCCTGAGTACGTGGATCTGCCTGATGCTACTGATGATGACATCTCGGCGTTCCTTGAGAGCGCAGGGAGAGAAGAGTCAGAGCCACAGGTAGCGCCGCCGCAATCGGACCCCGCGCAACAACAAACTAAAGCTGAGCCTCCGAAAGAGGAGCCACAGGTCGAGCAGGAGCAAGTATCCAAGCAAGACTTTGAGGCTATGAAGCGGAAGCTCGAAGGACAGGAACTCCTAATTAAGCGTCGTACAAGCGAGATAGGGGAGATAAAGAGACAGCTCCAACAGTTCATTCAGAACGCATCGCAGAATCTCGATGAGAAGTTCTACGAGTCACCGACTCAAGCCTTGCAACAAGCGAGACAACTTGAGATGGCTCAACAGAAACTCCAAGAGGCAGAAGCGGAGGAGCAGTCCCTTACGAACGCGCATCAGGCGCAAGTTCTATTAGCACACCATGTTGGCGGGGATATTGATATTGAGGCTATCGGGGAGTCTTTGCGCTCTGACGGTATGCCCGATGAGTTCATTGAGCAGTTCCAGCGAAACCCATATCAATCAGCGCTACCTGAAACACTAATCCAACTTGCCAAGCGAGCAAGTGCTGAGAGGAAAGTCCGACAGATGGAGGAAGCCTTACAGCAGATTGTTCCTTACACACAGAAGCTCTTGGAGGAGCGCAAGCAACTCCCGCAGCATGTGTTGAAGAATGTTAGTTCAGCTCTCCGACAGGCACCCCAGGTAACTGGTTCTGCGGGTGGTACTGGGCAGCTAGGTGGAAACCGAGCTGTTGATCCGTCTTTGATGAGTGATGCCGAATTGCAGGAGTTCCTGAAAGGGTAAAACTTTTTAGGGATTGAACAATGGCAAAAACATCGTTCAGCACTTCTGATGCTTTAACCAAGAAGGCATGGGAAGAGAAATTATTTCGCGACTCTGTAAAGGAGTCGTATTTTAGCAAGTTCGTTAGCTCAGGCGCGGATACGATTGTAACTGAGAAGACTCAGCTTACTAAGGACAAGGGTGACGAGATCACTGTAGGGCTTCGGATGAAGCTCTCTGGTGCTGGCGTTACTGAGGGTCAGCCTCTTGAGGGTAATGAGGAGAAGCTCTCCACTTACTCAATGAAGGTCTTGCTCAAGCAATATCGTCATGCGGTTCGTGATGATGGCGCAATGAGCCGTAAGCGAGCGATGTTCCACATCTCCTCAGAGTCCGAGGCTAGCCTCAAGGACTGGACGAGCGAGAAGGTCGATCAGCTTCACTTTGACGAGCTCGGAATAGGAGCTGGTGCAACTGCAAACCCATCGAAGATTTTCTACAAGACTTCTTCGGGCGTTCTTGCAACTGGCACCGCTGCAACTGCGAAGTCTGCTCTCACGACAACTGACAGTAAGCTCACGCTTAACATGCTCAGTTTCTTGAAGACATGGGCTTTGACGGGTGGCGCTCGTTCGTACATCCCTCTTCGTCCTGTAAAGGTTGAAGGTAAGCCTTACTTCGTATTCCTAACGCATCCTGATGCTTTGTACGACCTTCGGGTTGATACGAACTTCCAACAGGCTATGCGTGAGGCTGAAGTCCGTGGCAAGGAGAACCCTTTATTCACGGGAGCAGTCGCAATCTGGGATGGGGTAGTGGTTCATACGCATGAAAATTGCGCTATTGCTGCTGACTCTGGATCGGGTGCAAACGTACCGTGGGCGAAGTCTGTACTTCTTGGCGCACAAGCTCTTTGCTGGGCTTGGGGTAAGCGTCCTGAAGTAGTTCAGAAGACGTTCGATTATGACAATGAGGAAGGGTATGCGATTGGAATGATCGCTGGCGTTAAGAAGTCCATTTTCAACTCGCTTGATTATGGTTCTCTTGGCGTTTACCTCTCTCGTACTAACGTATCTGGAAGCTAATAGGAGGAAACTGAAATGGCTACATATCAATCTGACAAGACAGTTTCTACCGTTCAGGCTCGTAACGGAATCGACATTACATCGGTTACTGGTACGTACACTGTTGCGGCCAACCTTGCGGCTAACGATGTACTTGAGATGGTAAAGATTCCTGCGCGGGCAACCGTTCAGGAGGTTATCGTTTCGTCGTCGGCTTCTATCGCAGCTACGTCAACTGGCGAAGTTGGAGATGGCGCTGATACGGACCGATACGTTACCTCAGGCTCAATCGGCAGCGGAGCGGCTTCTTTGGGCCGTCTCAATGCCGCTACTGGGCATGGGTTCACATATACATCTGATGACACGATTGACATCAAGTTTACTGTTCAGACGACCCCAACAACGGGCGCTGTCATTAAGCTGACTGCAATCTACACGCTTCAGGCGTAGGTTTTCGGGGAGGGTCGCCTGTATGGGGCTCTCCCCCTTTTCTTATTGAGGACTCATGACCGCATCTGACTACGACTTTAACGTAACCCGTAACGAGATTATCGAACGGGCATATCGCATTATTGGAAAGCTCTCCGTTGGGGAGACCCTCTCGGGGGATATGTACTCTCAGGCGGTAATAGCTCTGAACTCGATGATCAAGAGCTGGCAGAGTAAGCATGTATTCCTCTGGACCATCAAGGAGTTTACCCAGACCCTTACATCAGGACAGGCTAGCTACTCTTTAGCGACTACGGACCCTGTCGTTTACGCCATTGACCGTGCTTACCTGCGTATCAATAACATCGACAACCCTTGCGACGTAGCATCGTATCGGCAGTACGTGGACATCCCTGACAAGACTAGCCCAGGCGACCCGAGCATTGTTGCTCTAAACGGTCAGATTACCCCGACCATGTACGTATGGCCCGTCCCTACGCAGACTAGAACGCTCTATTACACTGGCATCGTAAAGCTTAAGGACTTTGACACGGCGGCTGGCAACGCAGACTTCCCAGTACGCTACATCGAAGCCATTACATTCGGCCTTGCCCACAAGTTATCGTACGAGTACGGCCTTCCAATACAACAGTCCAGAGAGCTTGAGCGGCAGTACCAAGCAGAGTTTGGCGAAGCTAAGAGCGGAGAGCGCGAGAGGGCTGAATACGAGTTTTGTGACGGAGCGCACGACTAATGGCAACAGCGGTACAGGTCGAATCAATTTGGAACGGGCTCACTGATAACAGTGGGCAACCGCTGGCTAACGGTAAGGTGTACTGCTACTACGCAGGAACAAGCACCCCAGCGCCGCTCTATACTTCTAGCGACAAGACATCCCAGGCGACGAATCCACTTATCCTAGACGGCTACGGTCGGTCGCAGGTATGGGCAGATGGTCGCTTGAAGTTCGTTGTGAAGACCTCCGCTGATGTTACGCTCTATACCCTAGACAACTTGCTCTACGGATTCGATGACTCCACGGTTCTCTGGGGAGGGCAGTCTACTGGCGCGGCTAATGCTCAGGTCGTTAGCGTACCTGCCACTATCGGGGCATACTCCACTGGGCAGCAAGTAACCTTCATCGCTGGGTACACGAACACTGGCGCTACTACTTTGCAGTTCAACGCTCTCGCCGCAGCGTCCATAGTTAAGGGTCCAACGCCTTCAAGCCTTCAGGCTGGCGACCTGATTGCGGGGAATGTCTACACGGCGACCTATGAGGCTTACTCTGGTACTGGGCGATTCCGCTTGTCGGACTATCCCACCGTTGCTGACTTCCAGCTCTCTCGGGCGCAGTATGCGACCTCAGTATCAGGTGCTACGACTATCACAGCCAATCTCACTCCTGCTCTTATAGCGTATGAGGCTGGGATGGTTGTGCGGTTTAAGGCGGTAGGAAATAGTGGTGCTGCCCCCGTAACTCTCAATCTTAACGGACTTGGGGCTAAGACCATCCAATATCAGAACGCAGCTCTCGTTGGTGGCGAGCTTGGGAACGGAATAGTTCACCAACTGATGTACGATGGAACTAACTTCCAGCTCCTCAATCCTATCAACGTAGCAACTCCTCTCTGGGGTGGAACCACAGGCGGCACATCGACCGCATACACTATCGCTCCAGCTCCAGCTATTACGGCTTACGCTACAGGGCAGAGATTTTCATTTAAGGCTCATGCGGCTAATGGGGCTACGCCAACGCTTGCGGTAAACGGCCTTGCGACTAAGACGATAAAGCGGCAGGGAACGGCTCTCGCTGGAAATGAGTTTATAGCAAACGACATTGTTGATGTTCAGTATGACGGCACTGACTTTCAGCTTTTGAATGTTGTTCCTGCGCCGTTGTTCATTGATCGGACTAATAGTCGGGTGGGGATCGGGACTACTGCGCCAACGGAGTCCTTGTCTATTGTGGCTCCCGCTGCGGGAACAGCTAGCGTCTCTTTACGGGGAAATAACACTACCGCCGCAAACGAGTTCTTTATCTCCTCAAGTACAGATGGCGCTACCACCTACGTTTACAACCGCGCAAACGGCCCAATGATTCTCGGCACGAATAATACCGAGCGTATCAGGGTAACAGCCACGGGCAACGTGGGAATCGGAAACGGACTTCCCTCCGTCTTTGTTGAAGCCCAACGCAACGCAAACGACAGCTTAACCCGCTTCCGCTTGTCAAATACGAGCTCTGGAAGCTCTGCGGAAACCATCTATGAACTGGGCAACGACACGAACGTAGCGGCTGCATCTATAAAATTATACGGTTCCGCTAATACAGGTGGATCTGGCGCAAATACACTCTTAATTACTAACGGGTATGCAGCCGTTCGCGTAGTAGCAGGTACCAACGGCGTCCAACTAGCATTGAACGGCACCTCGTGGTCTGCGGTATCAGATGGAAGATTTAAGAAAAACGTAAAGCCGTTAGGTTATGGGTTAGAGACCGTCTGCGCGTTAGATCCAATTCGCTTCGATTATGCCTCAGAGGAGAGCGAGGATTCTAAGCATCTCGGGTTTATAGCGCAGCAAGTGGCTCCGTATGTGCCAGAGGCAGTGAACGGCGATCCGGAGACTCAACTATTTCTGAGCCCCACCGACCTTGTTCCTGTCCTTGTTAGTGCGGTGAAAGAGCTCAACGCAAGGGTCGAATCCCTAGAAGCCCGCATCTCGGAGCTAGAAGCCTAACCCATGCCAACCGTCAAAGTCCCCATCTTTGGCTCAGTCTACAAAGGCGTCGATGGCATTGAGCTGAACGACGATAACAACTCGCTTGTAGATGGATTCCGAACGCTGAAAGGTGGAACCGCTGGGCGTCCTGGTAGCCTTGCAAAGTTTACGGCTAGTACCGCAACGGGCTTTGGATTTGACGGGCTATTCTACTGGTCTGAGAAAGATGTAGTAATGGGAGCAGCAGCGGGCGAGGTTTATCAACTCAGCTATACTTCCAACACTCCTTTTATTACGGCTCTTACTGGCGGCACTCCTCTTCTCAATCAAGGCTCTCCTGTCTCTATGACCGTGGACGGCACTAACTTCTACGCTTGCAACGGTGGTCGCATTGTCTACACGCCTGTTAGCGGAACTCCTGCTTATATCGCTGACATTGACGCTCCGACTAATGCCACTCACGTAGACTTCCTCGATGGCTACATCATAGCTATTGACGGCTCGAACAAGTGGTACTGGTCTGATGTGAACGCTGGTACAAGCTGGAACGCTCTTAGTTTTGCTAGTGCGGCTGGTAGTCCTGACTTGCTCAATTCTCTCAAGGTCTTCAATCGTGAGATATATCTGTTTGGGCAACGCTCAGTAGAAGTCTGGGAGAACGACGGCAGTACGCCTTTCTCGCGCATCCCTGGCGGCATGATTCAAACTGGGTGCTCTGCTCCGTATGCCGTGTTCACTGACGAGAATAGTCTCTACTGGCTTGATGACAATAGGCGATTGGTTCGCTTTGCTGGAAAGAGTATAGAGCGGTTAAGCACTAAGTTTGACCGTGAGCTCCAAGGGCTTTCAAAAGTGTCGGACGCTGTAGCTTTCAAGATACAGATAGACGGCTATGTTTTCTTTATATTTACCTTCAAGGACGCTGA